TTATGATATTATCTTTATATATGATAGAGAAGGGTGATAGGATGAAATACTATAATTATCATTGCCATAGTTTTTATGGTAATCCAGTATCAATGGACGTTACTACAAGTCCAGAAGATTATTGCAAAAGAGCTGTTGAATTAGGACACGATGCCTTTTTCACTACTTGTCACGGAACTCAGGGTGATATATTTGTATCTACGACATTAGCACACCAATATAATTTAAAAATGATTGTTGGTGCAGAATTATATTATGTTAATGATAGATATGAAAAAGACCGTAGTAATCGACACATAATTATAGTAGCCTTAAACCACGATGGAATTAGAGATTTAAATAGAATTATCTCAGAATCTTTTACTACTGGTATGTATTATAAACCACGTATAGACCACGAATTATTATTTAGTTTAAATCCGCATAATGTAGTTATAACAACAGCGTGCGTTGCTGGGCTATGGAATAACGAAGAACTTATAAAAGAAATGAAAGAACATTTTGGAGATAATTTATTTTTAGAAGTTCAAGACCATAATGAAAATATACAGAAAGAAGTTAATACAACTGTTTTAAGATTGTCTCAAAAGTATGGTATTAGAATTATACACGCAAATGATAGTCACTATATTTATCCGACAGAAAAAAAAGAATACGACAAAGTGGTTATTAATAACAAAGAATATGAATTAAAACCAGCTGATAGAGATTTATTTTTAAATGCTAAAGGTATTATATATGAAGAAGAAACTAATTTTATATTAGATTATCCTGAATATGATGAAATTATTAAAAGATATGAGATACAAGGTATCTTAAATAAAAATCAAATTAAAGAAGCTTTGGATAGCACTTTAGTTTTTGAAAATGTTGATTGTAGTGATTATGTCAACGATAATATTAAATTACCATCTGTGTCTGATAATCCTATAGAAGATTTAAAACAAATTATCAATGAATCTTGGCAAGAAGATAAAAATAGAATTCCAAAAGAAAGATATAAAGAATATTTAGATGCTATAAGATATGAAGTTGATATTATCGAAAAAACTAATATGGCAAATTATTTCTTAATTGATTATAATATTGCTAAAATAGCAAAAGAAAAGTATGGAGGAGTTTTAACTAATACAGGAAGAGGAAGTGCTCCATCTTTCTATGTAACACGACTATTACATTTAACTAATATAGACAGACTAGAATCTCCTATAACTTTATTCCCTACAAGATTTATGTCTATTGAAAGAATTTTAGGTGCTCGTTCATTACCAGATATAGATTTAAATACTGCTGATGCAGAGCCATTTATTCAAGCAAGTAAAGATTTACTTGGAGAAAATAATTGTGGGTGGATGATAAGTTGGAAGCCATTACAAGAAGCTTCAGGATTTAGACTATATTGTAAAGCCATAGGTATGGAAATAGGAGAATATAATGATGTTGCAAAAGATTTAGATAAATATAGAGAAGACCCTATATGGTCTAAAGTTATTGAAGCAAGTAAACCATTTATTGGTGTTGTTGAAGGTGTTTCTGAATCTCCTTGCTCAATGGTTTTATATGATAAAGATGTTCGTAGTGAAATAGGAATGATAAAAACACCAAATGGAAAAATATGTTGTATGTTAGATGGATATAATTGCGACAAATATAAATATCTTAAAAACGATTATTTAACTGTAAAGGTGTGGGCTATTATTAGAGATGTATGTAAATTAGCTAATATTCCTATTCCAAATATCAATGAACTTGATGATTTATTAGATGATAAAACTTTTGATGTTTATAAAAAAGGATTAACTTGTACTATTAATCAAGCAGACTCTGATTATGCCACTGGATTAGTTATGAGATATAAACCTAAATCATTAGCAGAAATGTCATCATTTGTTGCTATTATTAGACCCGGCTGTGCTAGTTTGCTAGATGATTTTATCGAAAGAAAGCCTTATACAACAGGTGTTAAAGCATTAGATAATATTCTTGAAGATAGTGAACATAGATTAATTTATCAAGAGTCTATAATGAAATATTTAATATGGCTAGGAATTTCTGAACCTCAATCTTATGATGTTATTAAAAAGATTGCAAAAAAGAAATTTAAAGAACCAGAATTAAAAGCACTTAAAGAACAACTATTAGATGGATGGTTAAAACAAGTAGGAGAAGAAAAAGGTTTTGAAGAAACTTGGAAAGTTGTAGAAGATGCAGCTAAATATTCTTTTAACGCTTCTCACTCATTATCTTATGCTTATGATAGTTTATATGGTGCATATTTAAAATCACATTATCCTTTGGAGTATTATACTGTGGCTTTAAATTATTACCGTGATGATGCGACAAGAACAGGTAAATTAACGAGTGAATTAAAGGCTTATGGTATTACGTTAGAAAAACCTCGTTTTAGATATTCAATAGATGAATATTTTATGAATAAAGAAAATAATCAAATATATAAAGGAACTCAAGCAATCAAATTTATTAATAAAGAATGTTCTTTATTCTTATATAGTTTAAGAGAAAAACAATATGATACATTTATAGACCTATTGGCTGATATTACCGACTCAAAAGATGAAAATGGGAGAGCATATATTAACTCACGACAACTTGAAATATTAATAAAATCTCAATACTTTCAAGAGTTTGGTAATAACAAAAAACTATTAACTGTTTATAATTACTTCAAAGAATTATATGGAAGAAAAGTTTTATCTAAAGAAAAAGCACAAGAATTAAATATACCTGAAAAATATTTAGATAGAGAAGATGTAACAAAAACAGAAAAACAGTTTAAATTCGAAAATATCTGTGATATACTGAAATTAATAGAGTACGACACACCAGACGAATCATTTGGAATAAAAGAACAAGTTGAATTCGAAATGGATGCTCTAGGATACATTAATATGACATATGATGTAGATAAAAAGGTATGTTATGTTTTAGATGTTGATACTAGATATACGCCTAAAATAACATTATATTGTCTTAATAATGGTAAAACAGTTCTTTGTAAAGTTAATAAAACATTATTTAAAAACAATCCTCTTAAAAAAGGTATGATAATTCGTGCTATAAAATTTGAGGAAAAGAATAAATTAAATTATGTTGATGGAGGTTGGCAAAGAACAACAGATAAAGAGTGGTGGATGAATGGCTATCACGAAACGACTATAGAGGAGGAACAAATAAATGAAAATTGATTATTTAGATGTAGATAATAAATCTACAGAAGAAAAAGAAAAGAAAAAGGCAGAATTTATAAAGAGACTAAAAGCTGCTATAAAGAAACAAGAAAATAAGGAGAATAAAAAAGATGTCGGAACAAACAAAAAGAAAGGAACTAAAAGTTCTAAAACTAATAAATCAAAATAGGGATTGGGAAGATATTTTATCTTCTCCTCCTTATAATTTGATTATAAAGAAAAAATTTCCTTTTGTCTTATTAAAATATAATCATTTAGAAAGTGATATGACAAACGAGATAGTTCAAGAGTGCAGAGGATTAATTATTAAACCAGATTTGTTTAGTTTAACAAGTAATCCACCTATTCAACAATATAAAGTTTCATCAATGAGATTTACTAAATTCTTTAATTATGGACAAGAAGAGGCTGCTAAATTAGAATTTCCTTGTGAAGCAAGTGAAAAAATAGATGGTTCTTTGATTGGAGTTTGGTATGATAAAGATACAGGTTGGCACGTGTCTACATCTGGAAATATAGACGCAGAAGATGCTCCAAATGTTGGTGGATTTCATAATTATAGAGAACTATTTGATATGGCGTGGGGAGACTTAAGTTTTGATGTTTTAGATAAAAACTGTACTTATATGTTTGAATTAGTAAGTCCATATACAAAAATTATAGTGCCATATGATGAAGTTAAATTATATTTATTAGCAATTAGAAATAATATAACATTAGAAGAATTTCAAAGAGAAAATTTACCAGTAATAGCGTATCTATTATTTGGAGATAAGATTAAAACTCCTAAAACGTTTATGTGCAATAATATAAAAGAAGTTCAAGATGCAGTTGATAATTTAACAGAAGAAAGTGAAAATTTTGAGGGATTTGTATTATGTGATAAACATTTTAATAGAATAAAATTAAAATCGGCAACTTATGCAAATTTATTCTTTATTAAAGGAGACGGCATATTCACGGATAAGAAGATATTAAGACTTATTTTAGATGAACAAGATGATGATATATTAGGGCATTTCCCAGAATATACAGAAGAGTTTAATATTATTAGAAGAGGTTTATCTAATTTAATTCAAAATATGAAAAATAATATTAGCGAAGTTGAAAAATGGAAAGAATTAAATAAGAAAGATTTTGCTGCTAAAGTAAAAGATTTTAAATATAGAGATATTTTATTTAAGGCATATAATTGTAAAATATGGGAACAAGATGAAGATTATTATTCTAATTTTATAAAATCTTATATAAATAATTTATATGAATTTTATTTTGCTACTTTATTAAGATATGTAAGGGATGAAGTAAATGAGTAAATTATATTTCCATTATGGAGCTATGAATAGTGGTAAAACGACAGCTTTATTACAAGTAGCACATAATTATGAAGAAAAAGGAATGAAGATTATATTAATTAAACCAAAGACCGACACTAAGGGTTTAAACAAAGTCGTCAGTAGATTAGGAGTAGAAAGAGAAGTAGATATTCTTTTAGATAAAGACGAAACGATAATGGAACGTATGAAACCAGAAAAACCTAATGCTATTATTGTTGATGAAGCTCAATTTCTAGCTCCTAAGCAAGTTGATGAATTATATTATATTACCAAAGAATATGATGTTCCTGTGTTATGTTATGGATTAAGATGTGATTTTCAAATGAAAGGATTTCCTGGTTCTACGAGATTACTTGAAATTGCAGACGATATTAAGGAATTAAAGACCATTTGCAAATGTGGTCAAAAGGCAACTCAAAACTTGAGAACCTTAAATGGTTTAGCTATTTTTGAGGGAAATCAAATATTAATAGATGGAGAATCTGATATACAATATGAAGGTGTTTGTGGTAAGTGTTATATGAAATATAAAAAGAGGTGAAAAAAATGAAAAAAAGGTATTTAGTAATTATGCAAGATGAATGGAATAACTTGTATTATATGGGAGAATATAAAGAGTTAAAAGATTCTATAGATGATATAAATGAATTTTTAAAAGTTTATGATGTTTCGATAAAAAGTGAAGATTTGAAAGAATATGCAAGTACATTTGGAGGAGCATTTGACTTGGATATTGGTATGATGTATGAAGACCGTGATGACTTAGTAGGAATTATGGTGAGAGGATTTATTTTATATGATTAATCAAGATGAATATATATATGAAAGAGTTAAGAAACATTATGAATATTTAGAATCTTTAGGATATAATATTGTGGCTGTTTTTGCTCAAGGCTCAATGAATTATGGATTATATGTATATGATGATGAATATAAAAGTGATGTTGATACTAAAGCTATTGTATTACCAACATTAGATGATTTAGTAAATGGGAATAAAATGATTTCAACTAAATATGATTTCGAGGGTGAACAAATAGACGTTAAAGATATTCGTGTTATGATGGATATGTGGACAAAATCTAACCCTGCATATTTAGAAATATTATTCACAAAATATTGCATATTAAATAGTAAATTTGAAGATTATTTAAAACAAATATTGGAAATGGAAAATGATATTGTTAAAATGAACTACCCTCAATTAGCAAAATGTATGAGTGGTATGAGTAAAGAAAAAGTAATTGCAATGGAACACCCTTATCCAAGTTTAATAGATAAAATAGAAAAATATGGATATGACAGTAAACAACTTCACCATATTATAAGATTAAATAGATTGATTATTGAAGTTTTTCTTAATGATATACCTTTTGGAGAAGCACTAGATATATCTGAACAAGAGAGATTCAGAGATTTTTTAATAAATGTTAAAAAAAGTAAATATAGTTTAGAAATGGCTCGTAGAATGGCTGTTGAGTATGATGAAGATACACGCCAAATTAAAGAGCAAGTTTTAGAAAAATATAAAGATTTTGAATTTGATTCAAAGACTTATAACAAATTAAAATCAATTGTTAATAAAATGGTTAAATATAACATTGTTAGTCAAATTAAGGAGGATTGTTAATGAAAAAGAAAATATTTGCTGTGTCTGATATTCACGGTAATTATCCCGCTTTAATAAATGCTTTAGAAGAAGCTGGTTTTGATGAAAATAATGATTCTCATTTGCTAGTTGTATTAGGAGACCATTTTGATAGAGGAGAATATTCTTTAGAAGTATATGAATATTTAAAAAAATTAACTGATAATAAAAGGGCAATAACAATTATGGGTAATCACGACCTAATGTTTATAGATTATTTAAGTGGAAAAACATTAGACCCTTTTAATTATTATAGAAATGGTGAAAGAGAAACTTTTGCAGATTTTTGGCATAGAACGGCACCTTTTGAAAGCTGGTGGCAAATGGAGGCAGTTCATTATCCAGACCAACAACCAACAAATGCTGATTTTGCTATGTGGTTAAATATTGTTACAAAAGATATAAATGAAGAATATCCTGAATTATTAAATTGGTTAGAAAATCAACCTTATTATTTTGAAACAAAAAATTATATTTTTACTCACGGGGCTATAGATACATATGTAGAAGACTGGCATAATCCTCATTGTTATAGATATAATTATACTGACTGGAAAGCTTTAACTTGGGATGATGGTTCGTTCTTTGGTAAAAACATAAAGAACACTGATAAAACTGTTGTCATAGGTCATTTTGGAACAGACCATTTACGTAATATGTATGGTTTAAAAAAAGATAATAAGGAAGATTTTTCAATATTAGAAAGGAAAGATGGAAGAGTAATAGCATTGGACTCTACGTCAATCTTATCTAATAAGATAAATGTATTGGTAGTTGAAGATGAACTACTAGATTAAAAAAAATATTATGAGAGGGGAGTTTAAAATGAAAAAAGTTATTAAAAGAGATGGAAGAAAAGAATTATTTGACAAAGAAAAAATTGTAAGAGCTGTAGAGTTATCATTTGAAGATGTAGAGAATGAGATTTCAGAAAAAGCTCACCTCAAAGCAAGAGAAATTGCTAATTATGTAAGTAATATTGAAAAAGACTTATCTGTAGAAGAAATACAAGATATAGTTGAAGAAAAATTAATGGCAAGTAATTATAAAAATATTGCTAGAAATTTTATAACTTACAGATATGAAAGAACAAAAGAAAGAGAAAGAAACTCTCAATTTATGAGAGACGTTTCTGAAAAACTTGCAGCTTCTAACGTTCAAAATCAAAATGCTAATGTTGACGAACATTCGTTTGGTGGGAGAATGGGAGAAGCAAGAAATTCATTAATGAAAAAGATTGCTCTTGATTATATTGTATCTGATATGTCAAGAGAAAATCATTTGAACAATGAAATATATATACACGACTTAGATAGTTATGCAGTAGGAATGCACAACTGTTTGACAATACCTTTTGATAAATTATTAAAAGAAGGTTTTAATACTAGACAAACAGATGTTAGACCCGCTCGTTCAATCAATACTGCATTTCAATTAGTTGCTGTATTATTCCAATTACAATCACTTCAACAATTTGGAGGAGTAAGTGCTAGTCATTTAGATTGGACTATGGTTCCTTATGTAAGAATTTCATTTAGAAAACATTTTAATGAAGGTATGGAATATATCGAAGAAAGTGATTTAAGACAAGAATCAGATGAATTACCTATTGATGCAGACTTTTATAAACAATTTCCAAAAGTTTATAAGTATGCACTTAATAAAACAGAAAAAGAATTAATGCAAGCAGTTCAAGGTATGTATCATAATTTAAATACTCTTCAAAGCCGTTCTGGCAATCAATTACCATTTACAAGTATAAACTATGGTACTTGTACTTTACCAGAAGGTAGAATGGTTATAAAAGCCTTATTAGAGGGTTCTATTGAAGGCGTAGGTAAAATTAGAAAAACTCCTATATTCCCTTGTGGTATATTTCAATGTATGAATGGAATTAACAGAAAACCTGGAGACCCAAATTATGATTTGTTTAAATTAGCATTAAAATCAACTTCAAAAAGATTATATCCTAATTATGTAAATGTAGACTGGTCTGTTAATGCTGGATATGATAAAAATGACCCTAAAACATATGTATCAACGATGGGTAAGTGTAAACTACAGCTCATCTAAAACCTTTTGAACCGTGCTTAACGGGTGTGGCGAAAGCTGCTAACGGTTAGGACTCTATGAGTTGAGACCGTGCTAAGATTCATCACAATATAGAAAGGAGTTTCTATATGTGGATTTATAAAATAACAAATATTCAAAATAATAAAGTTTATATTGGTCAAAGTATTAGACCGGTAAATCAAAGATTTCGAAGACATATAAATGATGCAATAAATAATAAATTAGATACTTATTTTGCTAGAGCAATTAGAAAATATGGAAAAGATAATTTCTATATTAAAATAATTGATAAAGCAGATAATCAAGAAGAACTAAATTTAAAAGAAATTTATTGGATTAAATATTATAAAGCAACAAATGAAAAATATGGTTATAATGAAACAGAAGCATTAAATAAATGTGGAGGGAATACATATAAACATAAAAATAATCAAGAAATGGAACAAATAAAAAAGAAAATTAGTAAAACAAAATTAGAAGGACTTAATCCTATGGCGAGAAAAATTAAAAGAATTAATATTATAGATAATTCAATAGAATATTTTGATAGCATTATAGGATGTGCCAGAGATTTAGGAATCAAAGGAGGTAAAACTTCTATTACTGAAAGACTAAATGGCACAATTAAGAGACCTTATAAAAACAAATATATATTTGAATATTGCGATGAATAAAGTGTATCGACTATCCCTGATGAATGTAAGGGAGTAGGGCTGGAGATAAGCACCAGCTCGAAGCGGAAGGCTATCGAAAGATAGAAGATATAGTCAGTGCTTATGGCGACATAAGATAAAATGTGTAGAACATATAATGGTTTAGATATTAATGCAGAAGAAGGAACAAATCCTCAAACTAAAGATGGAAGAGGAAATATTTGCCCTGTAACAATTATAATGCCAACTCTAGCTATGGAAGCAGATAAAGATGTTAAGAAGTTTATGAAATTACTTGATAAAAAAATAGGAGAAGCAAAAGATATGCTTATTGAAAGATATAATTATATTTGTAGTCAAACTCCAGAATCTGCTAAGTTTATGTATGAGAATGGATTAATGTTAGGTTATGATGGTAAAAACGTAGAAAGTGCAATGAAACACGGAACTTTGGCATTAGGACAAATAGGTTTAGCAGAAACATTACAAATATTAATAGGAACAGACCATACAACAGAAGAAGGAATGCAATTAGCTAAACGTATAGAACAATTATTTAAAGACAGATGTGCTGAATTTAAGAAAAAATATAAATTAAATATAGGAGTTTATTATACACCTGCAGAAAATTTATGTTATACTTCAATGAAAAAATTTAAAGCACAATATGGAGTAATTGAAAATGTTTCAGATAAAGAATATTTCACTAACTCTATTCACGTTCCAGTTTGGAAAAAAATGTCTCCATTTGAGAAAATAGACATTGAAAGTCAATTAACTGGATATAGTAATGCTGGATGTATTACATATGTAGAACTAGATAGTGGAGCTCAAAATAATCTTGAAGCATTAGAAGAATTAGTTAATTATGCAATAGATAAAGACATTCCATATTTTGCTATTAATGTTCCATCAGATACTTGTTTAGATTGTGGTTATACAGATGAATTTAATGATGAATGTCCTATGTGTCACAGTAAACATATCCAACAATTAAGACGTGTTACAGGCTATTTAACAGGAGATTATAAAACTGCATTCAACTGGGGAAAACAAAAAGAAGTTGAAGATAGATATAAACATAGTAATAAAATGAAAGACTGGAATAAAAAGAATGAAATATAATTATATAGATAAGTGTGAAGCTATAAATGGGATAGGATTTGGGGTGTCTTTGTATACTCAGGGATGCCCTTATCACTGCCCTGGATGCTTCAATCCTGAAACTTGGGATTTTAATAAAGGAAAAGACTGGACAAAAGATAACGAAGATTATATAATTAAATTATTGGAGCCTACACAAATGCGAAGAT